GTAAGTACCTGTTGATAAGCTATCCGCCCTTACAACACTATCAGTTACCGCTTGCCCTGCTATCGAATAACTGCCTTTGGTTAGCGAGTCATTCCTTGCTAATACGTCTGTTACTGCTTTTCCACTTACTACATAAGCACCAGCAGATAGATTGTCTGCCTTTGCTACGCTATCAGTTACAGTTTTACCTGATAGTACATAACTACCAGATAGTAGCGAGTCAGCGTAGTTTACTGGCCCACCAGCGGCTTGAAGGGCTAGTAAGAGTGACATTTATTTATTCGAAATAGTGATCTACACAACAAGTCATCGCCAAAGCTCCAGTCGTGGTTACCGTTCCTACATTTCGGCATGTAATTGCAAAGTATTCGCCTGGATTAACCACTAATGGGCTATTGAATGGCATATAAATACCTACAGCACCAGTACCAGCAGCAGCCGTTACAACAAAGGCCAAGTTGCCCAATGGAACACGTCGAGGTGCTTTAGTCGTTGCTGTAACGAATGAACCTGTTTCAGCTGTAGCCAGAGATAAGGCTGTATGACCAAAAGCAGCACCCATAATCAGTGTTAATGGGCCACCTGCCAAAACTACTTGTACTGACGCATCAATCCTGATACCTGTTACGCATAGCGTCTTAGGGGGTTGAGATACTGATCCTGCTGGATTTAGGTAGCTAAATAAAACACCATCTGTTCCTGCTGTTAGAGTTGGAAGAACAAGCACGACACCGCCTAATCCAGTAGCTCCACCTGTTGCGCCATTATTCGTTAACGCAGCAGCAGCAGCCAAGGCAGCATTTGAATAAGATGCCAGTGATCCCATAGTATCACCGTCTTGACCTTGATACGCATCACCTTGCAGTGACTTCTGAGCTGACCAAGGTTTATAAGATGCAAGGTCATTCTGGGTTACATGCAGCGTTCCGATCTTGGTAGTGAATCCACCTGTTACTACGCCAAAGTTCCTCATATGAACACAGACTGGCAAGCACTGTGTCAGGAATGGGGTGGCGTTAGCTGCTGGGATAGCTTGATAAGCACCTAATACCCCGTCAATCCAGAACCATACACCACGCTGTCCGATAACAATCTGGAACTTGGCATTAGTGTTAGGAGTAATACTCGCAACCATAGTTCCGGTTGTTGTTTCTACACCGTTGTAAGTTAAAACACCGATAAGTCCAGATGAAGTAAGTCTGAAGAAAACCCCATCAGTAGGAGCTACACCCGCTGTTTGAACAAACAATCCGGACTCAAGAATCTGATTGGCTGGGGGATTGCCACTAATCTGTCCTACAAACTCAAGATGAATCGTACCGTCTGCTTGTAGCTGGAAGTGTCTCCATGTCTGTAAGGAAGCATAGTTACCAGATGCAGTAGCAAGGGCTGGGTTTATATTCAGGAAGCCAGACGATTGTGTCATCGTCATAGTGGTGAATGCGTGCTTCCAGTCACCAGTATTTTGCGTCGTGGCATTGAAGTTGTACTGCGCGAGCGTTGTGTCCACGCCAGTTGACAGGCGCGAATCGTCCGATACTTCTGGAGTACGCATCAACTTGCTACCAGTGATTGCTCCAGCGTCTAACTGAAACTGAGCGTTAGCAAATCCAGCCTGAGTAGAAACAACAGGAAGGTTGACGTTCAGATTGTAGTTTGCGTCTACGTTAGGGGAACCTGCTGTGTTTGACCCACTCTCGATCTTAATGCCTGCCATGGTGTTACTCCTTTTAATCTATCTTATTTAGCATGGCAAAATCACCCCACGCATCAAATGCGGCTTTGTTATACGCAACAGCAGCCTCAATCTCAGTTTTAAAGCTACCAAGATATATACTCTTTTTGTTCTTCATTATCCATGCCCTATACCGCACTGATTTTGTATTAGCCTTGCATACACCCTTAAACTTAGACGACCCGCCATATGACGGTTTATTCGCTGAATTTTGACTGCGCGTTGCAATTCTTAAATTCTCTTTTCTGTTATCAAGCCCATCTCTGTTTATATGGTCAATCTCTTTCCCGCTACAGTCTAAAATCAAACGGTGCATATATACGGGCTTACCAGCAACGTTGCATTGTGCATACAGAATTTCAGGAGACCCTTTTTTGTTGAATCTGTATACCTTCCAATTAAATGCCGTTATTAACTTCTCAAACTCATCATCAATCTTTACAGAGTAGTCACCTATCTTTATCTCTATCATACAACCTCCTATATATAGAGATTGCATTATATCACATTGTTTGGGCTGCAATAACTCAATCGGCCCAGACGAATCTGCAAGCAATAGTTCCAGTTAAACTCAACGTGCTTATAGCTTCTGCATCAAAAGCATTCGCGTTCTTTGCTGTAGCATAAGCCCCAAAGTTCATTGACCCAATCAGTCTATGCTCTTGAGCGTTATGCGTAGCTGTTGAGTCAGTACCGTCAATGTAAATCTCTAGCTTGCTTGTAGCACTCATTCCGGTAGCTGTTACTCCGGTTAAAGTTGCACGAGTTGAGCCAGGCTGTGCGCCAAAGTCAAATGTGCATGTGCCTTGACCTGTTGCCATATTACGTTACTGTGTAAGTTCCATTGCCAGCATCAAGCGTAGGTGTATATGTATCTCCTGCTGCCAATACAGTAGCACTACCTCTATCCCAATATCCAATACACTGAGTGTTTGTCAGGTTATAAAGAATAACGTACTGGAAGGTAAAGCCTGCACCGGAAGCCGTCCAAGTAGGGCTGGCAGGAGCAGCAAGTGTTAGTTTATATACGCCAGCAGTTTGAGCAGCACTAGTCACAGTACAAGCCACGCCCCCAGCCGTATATCCTCCAGCAGTTCCTAGTTCAGATGCACTAACTGCCGTGGTATTGGTTGCCACATTTGGAGCTGTGTTAGAAAGTATCAAGCGCCAAGAGTCAGTCTGGGCATTGGCTGCTTCTTGTAATACCTCTGTGCCAATTTGATACTTTACATAGGTTAGCGTTGCCATTTATTCCCCCTGATCTTCTATAGTACCTTCGTAAATCCCACCAGACGGGGCTTTCATGCTGATTTTACGGCGCATGATTTTCGGCAATGGTTTCTCTTCGGCCAAGTCTTGATTTACGTCAGCAGTCAAAGCTGGAGGAGGCTGTATCTTGGCTTTTTCCAAGTCAACAAAGGCGTTCAGTTCTGCTATATCTTCTTTGCTCTCTGCATCCTTGGCAGCGAGTTCCAATTTCAAACAAGCCTCTTTCTCGGCCTTTTCCATTGCAATATGCGCCTCAAGTTCAATCTTCTCCCGCATCAACTGCTCATCCATCATCATTTGTTGTCGTTTCAATGCAAGGTCATGGTCAAGTTTCATCTGTTGCAAATGAGCATCCAATTCAGCCATTTCTAACTTTGCCTGAATCTCGGCTTGTGTTTTCATCTGCCCAGATTCTGCTTGTTGCAAGGCTTGCTGCATCTCCTGCATTTGCTGGGTCATCATTTCTAACTGTTGCTGCATTTGCTGGCCTTGCTGAGTAGCCTGTTGCAGGCGTTGTTCTGCTCCGCCTTTCTGATCTTGCAAACCAGGTGGCAATGTTTTCTCCAATCGTTTAGCCAATTGGTCAGCCATTGGGAAGTCAGCAGAGCGCATCACAGCAGGGTTACGTCCTGCCAAGTCCATCAATGCGGCAAATGACTCTTGCCGTTGTGTCTGGTAGCTTGGGCCTGTGTCGATTACTACGTCATAAGTCCCAACGGTAGGATTGAAGATTTTTTGCACATCCTCCTCGCCTATATCTATCTCGTTATAGGGCTGTTGGGCTTCTGGATCGAGCACGGCTGATTCTTGTTTGCCATCTATCCCAAGTATCCGAACGATTCGCTTGGTGTCGTAATATTTCTGGATAAGGTCAATCAGCACCTTACCTTCGTATCTTAGGGCGCGCGCCAGATTGTCAGGAAAGTGAAAGGTTGCCATCTCGCCAGATGCTTTAAGGCGTTGGATACCAATTCCGCTAGATGCTTCGGACTTAATGCCGAAGTTGCTATTCTGCTGACCAGATGCAGCCCTCATTTCCTCTGTGGAGAGTTGCAATAGGCTCACTTGGGCAGCAGGCATTACCGCTGGTGGCTGACGTTGTGGCGTTGGTATTGGATTACCTTCTGAATCAACATGATTAAACGGCAGGTAAGCCCTATTCTCCAGATTCGCAGATTGCCAAATTTGCTCGAATCCCTCGATAGCTTCACTTGCCGCCATATAGGGGACTTTGTTCTGTAATGCTAGGGTTTGAACAGTCTCAGAATAGCTATAGTTAACCATCCGTGCAGGGTCTTTTAAGTCCCTTACCAATCCTTTGCGCTCTATCTGTCCATTGATATTAAGTTCTTTACCCACTACGCACACAACAGGCATATACTCGCCTAGCCAGTCGGTTTGCTCAATAGGCTTTTCGTGATTTCCCACTAGCTTGCACCACTTCCATTGCTTGCGCTCTGTGGCTCGTTCTTTGATAATCTTAATGGACTCACCGCTGATATGGCTCAACATATCCCCGTTGCGGGTGACTTGTTGCTTCTCAAGATTGCTCTCAAGGATAGACTCGCCATTCTCCAGCAAGAGGGCTTTGTCTTTGACATAAGTCAAATAGAAGTATTCAGCTTGCCTAAAGGTATCCTCTTTCATCCAGTGCATTTTATCTGGAACCCATGACGCAGGGTCAATATCAGGATGCTCGCGTTCGAATGTCTCTTTGGTTATATCCTCAAATATAAAGCACCACTCGGCATCAGAACGGTCTAGCTCTTTAGCATTGGGGTCGATATAGACATTATTGGGGTTTGGACAGGTCTTGATCTTGATGACTTGGTTGAAGCTAGAGGGTGACTCGTATTCAGTGATAACCCTCCAGAACCCCTCACCACCCACTACGGCGTGCTCTGCTGCCAGGTCATGGGCGTCGTCTGCTGCTGAATTTGTCTGGATGTTGCGGATTACACCACCGAATATCTCTGCGGTCTTTTTATCTGCAAAGTCATCAACGGGCATAACCCTGCAAGCAGGACGATTCTGGCGAATGTTATTGGTAATCTGGTTAACGTGCTGGGCGGTGATGTTTACGGTAAGGCATACACGCTTATCGAACTGGCGCATCTTCCTGACTTCATCAGGCCATTGATATCCATTATCTGAATCACCCCAATAGAATTTCGTATCTTCTACTGCTTGAATACGTGATGAGCCGTAATACTTCTCGGCCATTTGAAAGCGTTTGCGGGCTTCTTCAACTATGGATAGTTCTTTGTCTTTCATCCTGTGCCCCTATAGCCTCACGGCATATGGTTTTGCCCTGTTGTGGGCTTCGTGCCATTAGTATAGCATTTTCCGCTTGAATTGTAACAAAATCAAAGCGTTTGTAGTAATTCTCTAGCCTTGGGGTGTCTGCCATGATAAGCAAAAGTATTCCTTCGTTATCAGCTTGAGAGCATACATCCTTGAGTAGCTCTGTACCTTCTCCCTTGCCTCGATGGTCTTTATCTACATGAAAATTGGTTATTTCTCGCGCCAATCCTCGCTTATTAGGTGGGACAATTTGAGTGTAGCCAATATAAAGGCTTGCATTACCCAGTGATACCGTGCCTGGCTTCATATCCCCATCCATGATTGCCCACCTCCCCATGTGTTATGAATCTCTGCCTTGTCTTCTTGCTTCTTCTGCTTAATAGCGCGTCTTGCACCCTCACAAGCATACCTGAGCGCGTCTATCATGTGATTGTCCTTATCTGCGAGTATCGGAAGCACAGTTCCGGTCAGATCGTCGGTCTTGTAGCTATAAAGGGTTAATTCATCAATCGTATGAGTGCAGCGTGGATGCACAATAATGTCAAATGACTTTAGGAACTCCACACCCTCTTCCAAGCTCTTTGGCCCCTTGATAGCAGCCCTAATCCTTGGAAAGCCATTTTTCTGCATATGGCTGATAGTCTCAGGTCTTGCGCTATCTGCCGTAATAGGCCACTTCTCTGCCTCTGGCACCCCCATAAATAGCTCTGGCAAGTTGACTATCTCACAGCCTACTGAATAAGCTTCATAGTCTATATAAAGCCTATTCCCGTCTATGCTTGCCCTGATTAACACGGAAGGGTCAACACTAAAGCCCCAATCAGCACCCAGCCTGAATACTGTACCTTCTGGCCTTTCAAACTCTTCTATCTTCCAATTCCTGAATACCCTGGCTTCGGAGTTCATCTGATAACCCCCCAGCCATACATGGTGATATTTGTCAGGGTCGCGGCGCTTGTCGTATTCCATCTCCTCCCTCAATACATCAGGGAAGAGTGGATTATCCATGTAGTTGGCTTCAATAACTATTGCGCTTTTGGGCTTTTCTACCCGCAGCAATAAGTCGATAGGGTCTGTTTCTTTATTCGGGTTCCAGCTAAACCAAAGTTGGCTGCCTTCCTTGCGGATTGTAGGGCGCAGCAAAGTTAAACTCTTGTCGCTGGCGTTCTGGGCTTCTTCAAACCATGCACGGTCAAAACCTTCCAATGATTTGATACTGTCAGCAGTATGATTCTGCATCCCCTCGAATATAGTCACCCCTCCGTGTTTAGATAGAATGCGCCTATCTTGTACCTCGAAGTATGCTCCAGCGTTGTATTGGGTTATCTTGCCTTCCAGCAGCTTCTTGACTGAGAATTCTAGGGATTTAAGGGTTTCACGAAGGCATACAAAGTCGTATTTGCTCTGTACATTCTCTTCTAGCCATAGGTCACCGAAGAAGTGTGATTTACCGCTTCCCCTGCCTCCATGTATTCCCTTATATCGTGCAGGTTGTAAAGCGGGGATGAATATTCTAGGAGTTTGAATCTGGAGTGCTGTCATTCTTGTCGATGATTACTCGCTGGATTACGGTAAAGAGTGGGCTTTCTTCGTCACCTGACAACTGGACTGATTGAGAGGGTTTACCATCAAAGGTATCACGAACGAAGTCCATTGCCTTCTGGTCGCCGTCTGCTGCTTTATCAAGCAGAGCATTAAGGCCAGTTCTAATGCGAGCATGGTCTTCTTGTACGCTTATCTTCCTTAGCAAGTCTTCTACTAGCTTGCCCTTCTTAGCGTTGGAATTACCTAGAGGTGCTGCCATTTGATTTAATCCTTACTATTTTGATTATTAAAATCAAAGCCTAGAATCGTTCTAGTCCGTTTTGTCTCATTTTTACAACATTAAGCCAAGTTAGTTAGCTTATATACTGTTCTCAGATAAATAGCTGCTAGGCCGTCTATCAAGTTTAATACTGCTGGGCATGTATCGAATTTTCCCCTGTTATTCTCTATCCATGCAGCTTCTTCGATAAGATATGCTGTTACGTTCTTTGGGGATTTGTCTTGCACGATAAAATCACCTATTAGTTCGTGCCTGCCTTGATACACCTCGATTATTTCATCTATTGACTCAATTACATCATCATAGAATGATCCAAGCGCCATATGTTTTGAAAAGCTGTCAGTCCTTAGATGCTCTCTGTGGGCAATATTCCTAGCTTGGAATACTCGGCCAGCCAGCTCTTCTATCTTACTCATAGCGAAGCCCTCGACTTTTTAAACTCTTCTTTTTCCATAGGTTCTTTGCCCTCATCTATGGATTGCATGACGTGCTCTTTATATGCCTTATCAATATCGAGAGCATTTGCGGCCTTTGGGAGCAATCCCGCTTCTTTATTAGAACCAGCCCTGCTCAGTAGTTGTGTAAACATATTAGCCATATCAGTGGGCCTCGTAGATGGATTTAATGTAATAGCCGATGAATACCGCAATTATCACCACTATCGTGCAGATAAACATTATCTGATTTGTATCCATTATACTCTCCTTTAACTATTTTTTCATCCACCTATTGACAATGCCTTGATAGTTGATTATCTTGGCATCGCGTTAAAGTTATCTTACATTAACCAAGGGGAAAATACAATGTCGCCACAAACTAAAGAAACTGTCTTAACTGCGGTATCTGCTGTTGCTTTGCTTTTATCAGGTTACTTAACTATTTTGTTTCTGTTCTCGCTATGATTGATGCCGACGATATCCCGTACTTTTTGAAAAAGCAGGCTTTTTAAAGGAGATTTGTTATGTATAGAAAATGCGCTAAATTTAACCTTGTCTGCCACATTACTCAATTTGTTCGCCGCGCTACTTGGAAGCGTATATCCAGGCCGATTAGCGTTATTACGTTTAACTCACATAAGGCTATTATTAAGCACTTTGGGACAAGTTATTGATATCTATCATCAGGAGGCATCATTTTTCATTGCCTCCTTTAGTTTAAGTTTATATGTTTCTTTGATCTCTTTTAAATCCTCGATACTATAGTGCTTTGCTTCGTGTTTACCTTCCAGCCATTCTACTTTTTCAATACCAATTTTTTCAATAAGATATTTCCTATATTCAATAATATTTCCCGACATATGGTTATTGCAGACTGAGCATTGCTTATGCACATTAAGTTCATTAAATCTCAATTCTGGAGCCGCTTTAGTGGTTCTATAGTGTCCAGCATGGTATTGGCCTGTATGCCATCTTGTGCAGCTTATACAAGCATCATTCTTGTCCCGACACCTTATCCACGCATTGAAGGCTTTCTGTGCCTCTTTTAACCAATCCTGGCGAGTCTTTAATTTCTCTTTCTGTTCCCGCAATTCGCGCTTTACGACATTCTTTCGCTTTTCTTCATCTTTAGCCATCTTTCTAATTCCAAATAAAACCGCGCACTTGAAATCACATACAGATTGAAGTGGCTTTAAAGGTGTGAATTTTTTACCACACTCTTTACAGGTCTTTTGCTTTAAACTTTTCGCAGCTCTCGGTATTGCCATGCAGAAACCTCATTTCATAGAATTTTGACTTGTCGGCTGCACAGTTTCTATATCCCAATGCTTCCATGCCTTTATCACCACGTTCTGAACCATGGCTAGGTAGTATTTTCCATTGTGTGCAGTTTTTACATGGCATAAGTTTATTAGGTGTGTTTGTATGGATATACACCGATTAAGGTGCATATCATACGTTGGGGGTCATGTGCCCATTCAGAAAGCCGAGGGCAATCGGCAGCGCCTCAAGCGTCGGCGAAATCTCTGCCGGCTCTTTGCTGCGGAACCCCGGCTCCCCGTACTC